TACGTGGACCGCAAGTCCACCGAGACGCGCGACGTGGTGGAGTTCGAGCTGGCGGCTTCCTTCGATCTCGCCGGCGTGCGGGCTCCAAAGCGCCAGTGCATCAGCAACATCTGCCAGTGGAAGTACCGCTCAGCCGAGTGCGGCTACGTGGGCACCAGCTACTTCAACGAGAACGATCAATCCGTGGCCACCCTTGCGGCTGACGTGTGCGGCAAGCGGCTGAGCAGCTGCAAGGCAAGATTCGGCGCCACTGCCGAGCTGCCGTTCGGAAGCTATCCAGGCATCGGGACTTATTTCACATGACCGACTGGCGCACAGCAGCACTCGAGCACGCCCAGGCCGAGGATCCCCGCGAGGCCTGCGGCCTGCTGGTGGTGGTCAAGGGCCGCGAGCGTTACTGGCCCTGCCGCAACCTGGCGGCCGGCGTTGAGCAGTTCATCCTTGACCCGATCGACTACGCCGCGGCCGAGGATGCCGGAGAAATCATGGCGGTGGTCCACAGCCACCCGCGCACTGCACCGCAGCCCAGCCAGGCCGATCTGGTGGCGATCGAGCGCACCGGCCTCCCCTGGTGGATCGTCAATCCGAAAACCGAGGCATGGAGTCCCGAGCTGCGTCCCATCGGCTACAAGGCGCCCCTGATCGGCCGCGAATGGGTGTGGGGGCTCACCGACTGCTGGACGCTGGCGCGGGACTGGTACGCCGAGCACAACCTGCGGCTGCCGGATTGGGAGCGCCCACTGACGCCGGAGCAGTTTGAGGCCGAGCCGCTGTTCGACCGGTCCTGGCGCGATGCCGGATTCCGCGAGCTCGACGAAGACGATGAGCTGCAACCGGGCGATGCGGTGCTGATGAGCATCAGCGGGCCGGGCCTTAACCATGTCGGCGTCTACATCGGTGACCAGCTGGTGCTCCATCACATCCGCGGCCGGCTCAGCAGCCGTGACCTCTACGGCGGCTGGCTGATGAAATGCACCGGGCGTAGGCTGCGCCATTACGATGCAGGGAGGCTAGGGCTGGCGTGATGTTGCGCACGATCCGCATCTACGGGCGCCTGGCCAAATTCCTGAAGCGCAGGAAGTTTGAGGCCGAGGTGAGCAGCGCGGCTGAGGCCGTGCGTTTCCTCTTGGCCAACTTCCCGCAGCTGGAGCAGCACATGGTCGACCAGCATTACCGGGTGAGCGTGGGCAGCTACGACTTGACTGAACAAGAGCTGGGCGATCCGAGCGGCGAGCAGGAGATCAAGATCGTTCCCGTCGTAACCGGCGCTGGCACGGTGGGGCGAATCATTGCGGGCGTTGCTCTCGTGGCGTTATCGCTGCTATTTGCCCCCGGCGCAGCATTGGCTGGCGGCTTGTTCACGCTCGGCCCCACTGCTGTCTCGATTGGCGTCGGAATTGGCGTGAGCCTGGTGCTCGGCGGCGTTGCACAGCTGCTCACGCCCGTGCCGCGAACAGTGCCGCCAGGCTCCACCAGCGACACGGTGAAAGATCCCCGCAAGAGCTACAGCTTCTCAGGCATCCAGAACACCAGCCGCCAGGGCCTGCCTGTGCCGATCGTCTACGGCGAGACCCTTGTGGGCTCGGTGGTGATCTCGGCCGGCATTGACACCGTGCAGGTGGCCGGATGAGCAGGATCGTCGGTGCTGGTGGTGGTGGCGGATGCTTTCTCGGGCACACGCTGATTCGCACGCCTGACGGGCAGCGTCCGATCGAGGCGCTGCAGCCTGGCGACCTGGTGCTCAGCTTCGACGATCGCGGCAAGCTGCATCACGCCAAGATCCTCAAGGTTCACGTCCACGAAGGCGAGCGGGTGAACCGCTATCGCCTCTGGGGCGGTGCCGTCTTGGATGCCACGGCCAACCACTGGGTGCTCAACCAGTTCAACGCGTTCGTGGAGATCGACACGCTCGGCCCCGACGACTGCCTGGTGGATGAAAACGGCCACCTGCGTCCGATCGTGGACCGCGCTGAGTTCTGCGTCGGCACCGTCTACAACCTTACCGTCGAGGGGCATCACACCTTCATCGCCGGTGGGATCCGCGTTCACAACGCCGGCCTTGGCCTCGGCATTGCCGGCGCAGGCGGTGTCGGCGGCGGCAAAGGCGGTGGTGGCGGCGAAACCTACACGCCTACCGAGGCTGGCGACAGCCTCAACTCGGCGCAATACGCGCAGGTGGTGGACCTGATCAGCGAAGGCGAGATCGAGGGTCTGAAGAATGGCCTGCAGTCGATCTTCCTGAACGACACCCCGCTGCAAAACGCAAACGGTACTTTCAACTTTCAAAACGTCACGGTCAACACGCGCAACGGCACGCAAGCGCAAACCGCCATCCCGATTTCGGCGGATGTAGAAAACGAGCTGCCGGTCGGCCTGCAGGTAAACGAAGGCACACCGATCACTCGGACGATCACTGACACCGACGTGGATGCGGCGCGAATTACCATCACCATTCCTCAGCTTCAAACTTTCACAGACAACGGCGACATTGAGGGGTCGCAGGTCGGCGTTCAGATCTTTGTTCAGTACAACGGCGGCGGGTTTACCAACGTTCTAGGCGACACGATTTCTGGCCGCACCGCCGACGCATATCAGCGCGACTATTTAATCAACCTGAGTGGCGCGTTTCCTGTAGACATTCGGGTTCAGCGCGACCGGCCGGACAGCATCAGCGCCAAGGTCATAAACGCCTTCAGCTGGACCAGCTACACCGAGATCATTTACGCCAAGCTGCGCTACCCCAACAGCGCGCTGGTCGGGCTGCGGGTGGACGCTGAGCAGTTTTCGAGCATTCCGAGCCGCACCTACCTAGTGCGCGGCATCAAGGTACGAATCCCGAACAACGCCACGGTGGACGCGGCCACCGGCCGGTTGATCTACGCCGGCATCTGGAACGGCACGTTCGGCGCTGCACAGTGGTGCTCGGACCCGGCTTGGATCCTGTGGGATCTGCTCACCTCAACCCGCTACGGCTTTGGCGATCACATCCAGGCCGCGCAGCTCGACAAGTGGGCGTTCTATGCCGCGAGCCAGTACGCCTCCGAGCTGGTGCCCAACGGCTTTGGCGGCACCGAGCCGCGCTTCTCCTGCAACGTCAACATCCAGACCGCCGAGGAGGCCTACAAGCTCATCAATGATCTGTGCTCCACCTTCCGGGCGATGCCCTACTGGAGCACCGGCGCGCTGACCATCAGCCAGGACAAGCCGGCCGACCCGGCCTATCTGTTCACGCTGGCCAACGTCTCCGATGACGGGTTCAGCTACCAGGGCGGCAGCCTCAAGACACGCCCGACCGTGGCAGTGGTCAGCTACCTCGACCTGAGCCTGCGCGACATTGCCTACGAGGTGGTCGAGGATCAGACCGCGATCGCCAAGTACGGCGTGGTGACCACCGAGGTGTCGGCCTTTGCCTGCACCTCCCGCGGGCAGGCTTCGCGCATCGGCGAATGGCTGCTCTACTCCGAGCAGAACGAATCCGAGGTGGTGACGTTCACCGCTTCGATCGACGCCGGCGTGCTGGTGCGCCCCGGCCAGGTGATCAACATCTCCGACCCGATGCGCGCCGGTGCCCGTCGTGGCGGCCGGATTGCAGCCGCAACCACCACCACGATCACGGTGGACAACGCCACCGACCTATCGCCATCAGGCGGCACGTTTTCGGTGATCCTGCCCGACGGCACGGTGCAGAGCCGCGGCGTTGCCAGCATCGCTGGCACCACGGTGACGCTCGCATCGGCGCTGCCTTCTGCTCCAAACGCGAACAGCATCTGGATCTACGAGACGCCGAACATTCAATCTTCGACCTGGCGGGTGCTCAGCGTGGCCGAGCAGGATCAGGCGCAGTACCAGATCACGGCGCTCGCCTACAACGCCTCGAAGTACGACTACATCGAGCGCGGCCGCCCGCTGGCGCAGCGCGACATCACCGACCTCAACGTCATCCCCGAAGCACCCATCAACCTGCAGGCCGTTGAGGCGCTCTACGAGAGCAACGGCCGGGTGCTGTCCAAGCTGGTCGTGAGCTGGCAGCCGGTGGTCGGCGTCAACCAGTACCGCTACCGCTGGCGGCTGCAGAACGGCAACTGGTCAACGTCCACGCAGCAGCGGCCTGATTTCGAGATCTTCGACACCACGCCAGGCCGCTACGAGATCGAGGTCTACAGCGTCAACGCCGGGCTGCGCTCGTCGGTGTTGCCGGCCAAGCTCACATTCAACGTCTTCGGCAAGACGGCCCCGCCGGCTGATGTGACCGGCGTCTCGCTGGTGCCGATCGACCAGGCCAGCGCGATCATCAGCTGGACGGCCTCAACCGAGCTCGACGTGAAGATCGGCGGCAAGGTGCTGATCCGCCACACGCCGCTCCTGGTCGGCGCCATCTGGGAAGACACCGTCGAGATCGTGCCGGCAGCGTCCGGCAACCAGACCCAGAAGCAGGTGCCGCTGCTCGAGGGCACCTACCTGCTCAAGTTCGAGGATGACGGTGGCCGGCGCTCGCCGAACGCGACGTTGATCGTCGCTGACCTGCCGACACCGCTGCCGCGCCTGCTGGTGCAGACCTACGCGGAAGATCAGGAGACGCCGCCGTTCTCGGGCAACGTCACCGACATGTTCTACAACGAGGAGCTGGACGGCCTCGTGATCAGCACCGGCCCGCTGGTCGATGACCTCGCCCCGCCAGGCGCCGGCAACGACAACCTGGCGCAGGAAGACGGCAATGGCCTGCTGCTTGAGGATGGCGACCAGATCCTCAACGAAGGCCAAGCCGGCAACTGGGACGGCCTGACCACGATCGACAGCCCGCTGCCGCCGGAACTTGGCGAGTACGAGTTCGGCTCGACGCTGGACATGGGCGGCGTGTTCGACATCAACTTGCAGCGGCGCTTCCTGACCCGCGCGATCCTGCTGACCGGTCTGTGGGATGAGAAGGTCGAGCTGATCGACAGCTGGTCTGAGATCGACGACGGCAACCTCGACTCGGTGAACGCGCGCCTCTACGTGCGCAGCACCACTGACAACCCGGCCGGCACCCCCACCTGGAGCACCTGGCGCGAGTTTGCCAACGCGATCGTGCGCGGCCGCGGCTTCCAGTTCAAGACGATCGCCACCAGCAACGACCCCAACGTCAACATCCTGATCGACGAGCTCGGCTGCGTGGTGGAGCTGCAGCAGCGCACCGAGCAGTCGGCCACGCTGACCAGTGGCGCAGGCACCTATTCGGTGACCTTCGCCGAGGCTTTCTACCAACCCCCTAGCATTGGAGTGACGGGTTACAACATGGGCACCGCTGACTACTTCACGATCGGCTCCGTGACGCGCACGGGATTACAGGTAACCTTTAGGAACAGTGGCGGGACCGCCGTGAGCCGCCAGTTCACCTACACTGCAATCGGCTACGGCCGGGAGATCGTCTGATGGCTCAGCACGACTACAACATCGCCAACCAGTCCGGCCAGGCGTTCCGTGCTGACCTGAACAACGCCTTGGCGGCGATCGTCAGCGGCAACAGCGGCGCATCGGCCCC